TGAGAGGAGCAGACGATGAGTAGGTATGACGAATTAAAACCTTGTCCATTCTGCGGTGGAGAGGGATGTATACAAAGACATGAGTTTGTAGGATATACAGATACATTCGGAGTGGTTTGCCTTGATTGTGGGTGCGAAACGAGACAGTTTTTTACACACAAGAAAGCAGCGGTGAGAGCGTGGAATGGGAGAGCAGACAGACCGATTCCAGAGGACATGATCAGCCGCTGTGAGCTGTTTAATAAACTGGCTGTGATCCCTGCTCCGCCGGAAGCGAACGAGTACAAGGCTGAGGTGTATAAGGTGATCAATGGGATGTAGATCAAGGGGGTGAAAGGATTGATGAAGAAACTGCTGGCGAATCTTGAGCCGGTGATCGAGAAGGAACTTGCTGAGGCGAATCGGAATTATCCGCTCTTCGCCTCTAAACACGAAGGTATGGGCGTGATCGAGGAAGAGATATGGGAGACAATGAAAGACTATGATAACCTTAAAAGAACATTCGATTTCGTAAGATACAATGTGTTCACGGATGAGGATGAGGCTATTGGTGATGAAATATGCCGCCTTCGTGGGTATGCTGTGAATCTCGCTGCCGAGGCCATCCAGGTGGCTGCTATGTGCGACAAATGGAAGATGGGAGAAGGGAGCTGGTAGCGATGCCAAGATATACTTTGTGTCCCTACTACGTTGACGAGAACAAGAAGACCATATCCTGCGAGGATGTGATCCGGAGATTCGTAACGTATCGATCCAAGAATAAGCACATGAACAAGCACTGCGACAAGGACTGGAAGTCATGTCCTTACGCTGTGTCTTTGTCAGAGATGTACCGGCGGATCGAGGCCGGATCCGATGAGTATACCGAGAAGCTCCGGCACAAAGCCAAGGCTCTGGAAAAGGAGAACAAGAAGCTCATATCCCTTCTGGGACGCTATGATGTGCGGCTGTACTCCAAGGATGTAGAGATCCGGCAGATCCGAAAGAAGAACCGAGAACTTGATGATGCACTCTACCGAGAGCGTAAGAAACGAAAGGAATTGGAACATGGCAAAAGCGGTAAACAAGAAAAAACTTCAGCAGAGAAATGAGTACTGGCGCAGGCAGAATAAGAAACTGTATGTCCAGATGCGAGAAGCGCAGGACCAGCTGGATCTCTACGAGAAGAACGTGGCCGGACAGATTACTACACTGACAGCACATTATGAGGCTATCATATGTTATCTCATGCATAAGCTGCACTGGCAGAGCCTTATGGAGTCTGCTGTGGCTGAGTGGGCCAAGGGAAAAGAGTATGCGCTGGTCGCTGATATGGAATCCGGTGCGCCAGGTGTGATGTGGAAGCCGGTGGTCCAGGAAAGGAAGGAAGATGATGAGGAAAGTGAAGTACGGCAACAGGAAGACTGAGCTTGATGGGATCACCTTTGACTCAAAAAAAGAGGCACGGAGATATGCAGAATTGAAGCTTCTGGAGATGGCCGGTGAGATATCGGATCTGGAACTGCAGAAGCCGTTCATCCTTCAGCCTGGCTTTGTGCATGAGGGAAAGAAGATCCAGCCGATCAAGTACATCGCTGACTTCTGCTATAAGGATCATGGAGAGACTGTGGTCGAGGATGTGAAGTCACCGGCTACCAGAAAGGATAAGGTGTACCAGCTCAAGAAGAAAATGATGCTGTATGTGAATAAGACCGAGATAAAGGAGATCTGAGATGTATCACGGACCAGAAGATAATCCCTGCTACCAATGCATCGAAAGACAGTTTGGATGTCACAGCGGATGCAGTAAGTATCATGAGTATCAGGGTATGCTGAAAGAGGAAAAAGAAACAGAGCTGAGAGGACGGAAGAGAGATTATCCGGATAAGCCGATCAGACCGAGAAGAAGGGAGAAGCGTAAGATATGAATAGTGTTCAGCTGATAGGCAGACTTACCAGAGATCCGGAAGTGCGCTACACATCCGGAAGCCAGATGGCTGTGGCTACGTTTGTTCTGGCTATCGACAGGCCCACAAGACAGGGCGAGGAGAAGAAAGCGGACTTCCCCAGAGTTACATGCTTCGGCAAGCAGGCCGAGACATGCGAGAAGTACCTGGTGAAGGGACGCAAGGTTGCAGTCGAGGGACGGATACAGACAGGATCCTATCAGAACAAGGATGGGAATACCGTCTATACCACAGATGTTGTGGCCAATCGTGTGGAGTTTCTTGAGTGGGGTGAGAAGAATGCTGCACCACAGCAGGGACCACTGGATGTACCGGATGGATTTGATGAGATCGATGTAGAGATACCGTATTAGGGTTGAATTAAATAGCAAATGAGCAGTGAGCTTTTGCCCACTGCTTTTTGTGTGGGACGAAAACAACATGCATCGTGGATATGATTATAGCATGGGCAGAAAGATAGATTGGGAAAAGGTTGAAACTGAGTACATCACAACCGATATATCCCAGAGAGACTTGTCCAAAAAGTATGGTGTTTCGCCCAGCACTCTATCAGGAAAAGCCAAGAAAGGCAAGTGGTTTGATAAGCGTAAAAAGCATCGTGCCAACGTGATCGAAAAGGCGGTGCAGAAAACGGCAACCACACAATCTCGGATAATGGCAAAGGAGATCCGACTTATGAATTCGCTGGAGAAGCACCTGGACAAGGCTTTAAGGGACAGCGAGCAATTCAACAGGCACATAGTGAGCGATCTTATTGCTGGGAACAGTGTGGCAGAAGAAAGAATATTCCAGAAGGCTGACATGAGAGCATTAAAGGATGCTGTGTCCGCCGCAAGAGAGCTGGAGAAGATGAGAAGATCCTTGTATGGATATCTCACAGAGCAGGAGAAGCAGCAGCTTGCGATGGCAAGAGAGCGGCTTGAGATGGATAAGCAGAAAGCAGACTTTGCGGATGGTGATACAGAGGTCACGATCCGGTTCTCTGACAATGCGGAAGAGTGGGGTGTCTGATCATGGAATTGGTACTACCTAATCCTAACGAGAAACAGAGGCTCTTCCTTCAGGACAGACATAAGTACATTGCTTTTGGCGGTGCCAGAGGCGGCGGCAAGAGCTGGGCTGTGAGAGTCAAAGCAATCCTGCTCTGCTATAAGTATCCTGGCATAAAGGTCATGATCGTTAGACGGTCATATCCGGAGCTGAGAGAGAACCATATCATTCCGCTGTGTACCATGCTGCATATCTACGATGTCAATCCTAAGAAGAGACTGGCAAGGTACAACAAGAGTGACAAGAACATCATGTTCCCAAACGGATCCAGAATACTGTTCCAGTACTGTGAGACAGACAAGGACGCAGAGAGATTCCAGGGAACAGAGGTGGATGTGCTGTTCGTAGATGAGGCAACGCACCAGACAGAGGAGCGGATCAGAAAGATCAATGCCTGTGTCCGAGGCATCAATGGATTCCCAAAGCGAACATACTACACTTGCAATCCAGGCGGTGTTGGCCATGCGTGGGTGAAGAGACTGTTCGTGGACAGAAACTTCAAGGACAGAGAAACTCCGGAAGACTACATGTTTATCCAGTCCTTGGTCAAGGATAACAAGATCCTTATGGATACAGATCCGGACTACATCAAGCAGCTGGAAGCTCTGCCACCGAAACTGAGAGAGGCATGGCTGAATGGAAAATGGGATATCTTTGAAGGACAGGTCTTTGAAGAGTGGAGAGATGATCCGGCGCACTACGATGACCGGCTCTGGACTCATGTGGTCAATCCGTTTCCCATTCCAGACTCATGGCCGATCTACAGAGCGATGGACTGGGGATATGCTCGTCCGTTCTCTATTGGCTGGTATGCCATTGCGCCAGGTGAAGTGATCTATCGGATCAGAGAGTTGTATGGATGTACAGGTGAGCCGAACGTGGGAGTCAAATGGACTGCTGACAAGGTCGCTTCGATGGTTTATGAGATCGAACATGATGATCCGAACCTGCGAGGTAAGTTTATCTACGGAGTAGCAGATACAGCCATCTTTGCATCAGACAATGGTGTGCCGGTGTCTGAAGACTTTGAGAAGTGGGGGATCTACTTTGAGAAGGGAGATAAGCACAGGATCGCCGGCAAGATGCAGTGTCATTACAGACTGGCATTCGATGAGGATGGACAGTCCATGTTCCATGTGTTCAAGACTTGTCAGCACTTTATCCGATGCATTCCGCTGCTGATCTATGACGAGAAGAATGTCGAGGATGTGGACACATCGATGGAAGACCACAACTACGATGAGTGGCGATATATGTGTATGGCAAGGCCAATAGAACCAAGAATACCTGTTCAGCCGGAGCCGTGGACACCACCACCAGAGGATCCGCTGGACATGATGTAAGAGATAGTGAGGTAAGTGATGAGTGAGAGAATACGTAAGAGTAGCCGTGCGCCGGTGCAGATCGTACCGACAGATGGCGGCAATGAGAATGAGCATAAGGTACTGAACGGATACCAGTCATGGGAAGAGGAATTCGTGGGTGAGGCTCTCATGGATCTTCAGAAGTATGTTGAAGGAAAGTACAGCATCGACAACAAAGCCACAGAGAATCAGGAATGGTGGAGAGGCAAGTACATGGACATTGCTCCGAATGCGAAAGACAAGGCCACCAGGAGCGTATCAGCATGGGCAGTCAACAGTATCCTGAACAAGCATGCGGACATCATGGACAGTTTCCCAAAGCCGAACATCCTTCCGAGAGAGGCGGATGATGAGGAAGAGGCCAAGTCTCTGTCCAACATCGTTCCGATGGCACTGGAGTATAACAACTATGAGAATGTGTACCGAGACATGGGGTGGGACTTTGCCATAGATGGTGGAGCAATCACCGGAGTCTTCTGGGACAACAGCAAATGTGATGGCCTTGGAGATATCAGTATTACTAATATCGATGTCCACAATCTCTTCTGGAAGCCAGGAGTGAATGACATCCAGCAGTCTCCGAAGGTGTATCATGTGTGCCTTGAGGATGTGGATGCGGTAAAGGCGAGATTCCCAGAGATCGCAGAGGACATCGGAGCGCAGGATACCGGCAAGATCACCAAGTATCTGCACGATGACAACATCGACACATCCAACTGTACTGAGGTCATCAACATGTACTATAAGACTCATGTGCGTATGGCTGCGGATACCGGAGCGAGAGATGATGAGGGCAATCCCATGACCATCGACTCCGTGAAGACTGTCCTGCATCTGGCCATCATTGTGGGAGATAGGCTGGCCTTCTGCTCTGAGAGGGAAGAGGGATACGAAGAAGGATTCTATCAGCACGGTCAGTTTCCCTTTGTTGTCCGCAGAGCATTCCCCATCAAGGATACTCCGTGGGGATTCGGATACCTTGACATCATGAAGAGTCCGCAGATGTATATCGATGCGATGGATGATGACATCATCAAAATCGCAGACATGAAGGCCAGACCAAGGTTCTGGGTGCGGAAGAATGGTAACATCGATAAGGATCAGTTTGCAGACTGGAATGAGCCATTCATCGAGGTGGCTACCGGAGAGCTGGGTGATTCCATCCGGCAGGTGGATGTCTATGATGTACCATCGGGCATCATGGAGCATCGTGCCAACAAGATCGATGAGCTGAAGGAGACATCAGGTAACCGTGACTTCTCCCAGGGGTCCACACAGTCCGGTGTTACAGCAGCATCTGCTATCGCCGCACTGCAGGAAGCAGGATCTAAACTCTCAAGAGACATGAACAAAGAGCTGTACCGTGGGTGCAGAGAGGAATTCTATCTGGTCATCGAGCTGATCAGACAATTCTACACAGAGCCAAGAGGCTTCCGTGTGACCGGAGACAGAGGCGAATATGAATTTGTGCAGTACTCCAATGAGCATCTGCAGGAAGACCAGATGATGCCGGATGGCACCATCAGACACAAGCGTCCGATTTTCGATATCACCGTCACTGCTGAGAAACAGTCACCATTCTCCAGAGCGGCACAGAATGAGATGATCAAGGAGCTATACGGCATGGGCCTGTTCGATCCTAATAATGACATTGCCGCTCTCACCTGCATCGATGCGATGGACTTTGAGGGCAAGGACAAGATCAAGCAGCAGATCCAGAACAACGGCATGATGATCCGTCAGTTCCAGGCGGCCATGCAGATGATCCAGATGGTTGCATCGATGGATCCAGCCATTGCACAGATGGCTATGGAGCAGGGGCTCATCGATCCTCAGATGGCGATGGGCATGCAGCAGGCACAGGCTGAGGCAGCACAAGGACAGCCAAGTGGCGGTGGTACTCCGGAAGAGAGAGCCGCAAGGAATACTGGATCCGGCGAGACTGCTCTGACAGCTAAAGCAAGACAGAGAACTGCGAATGCTGCAGTACCGAGGTAAGGATATGACACAAGAGATCATGTATATCGATGGTAAAGGAAGCATTTACTTTGACTGCAGAAACCATGCGGACAAAAAGGATGTCTGCATCATGGTATCCACTCTATGCAACGTGCTTATCATGGCCTGCAGAGATCATGATATAGAACCGAAGGAAATAGCAGATGGTCACCTGTGCTTTGATATCCCAGGCGCACCGTATCCGCTGGAGCAGACCTTCCGGTGGGTGCAGAAAGTGTTTGAGGAAATCGAAGCACAGTTTCCGGACCACTTTAAAATCTACTGATATCGTTGGATGGTTGGCTGGGGATAGATTGGTGGTAGGACACTGCGAAGAAAGGGGGCAATGTGATGACAACCACACAGGCACTGGCTATGGTGTACAAGAAGATCACCGGCAAGGATAGTGCGAAGATCTCCATCGGTGGGATCCTTGGATGCCTTGCAGACGATCTGCCACAGGTACCGACCAAGGCAGGGAAGTACAATCTGGTGGCTACTGTATCAGGAAAAAACATCAAATACACATGGGAGAAGATCACTCAGAAGGATTCATAAGACAGTTGAAAGATGTGTGGGACGAAATGTTCCACCATCTTTTTTTATACTGTGAGCATAGCAATGAGACGGTTCGTGACCGTCCGAAAAATAACTAACAGAAAGGACAAGCTATGAAAGAAAAAATGATGCTGGACTTTTATCGCTTTGATGGAGAAGGCGGCGGTGCTGCTGCCCCAGGCGGAGAAGGATCCGGACAAGAAGCCAGCGCACAGGCTCAGTCAGAACGTAAGATCGTTTACGGCAAAGAGGACATGGGCGGTGCAAGTCAGGTCGGCTCTGACAATGGCTCCCAGGCGGAAGATCTGGAAGCAGAATTCGCCGAGCTTATCGGCAAGGGCGGTAGATTCCATGATATCTACGGCCAGAAAGTATCCGAGACGGTGCAGAACAGATTCAAGAATCAGTCTGATCTGCAGGCAGAGATGGATCAGATGAACGAAGGCCTAGCTCCTCTGTATTCCAACTATGGCATCCGGTCCGGAGACTTTGAAGGATTGAAGAACGCTATAGCTAACGATGACGCATTCTATCAGGCAGGTGCTGAGAAAGCCGGACTGACGGTGGATCAGTACAAGAATCAGCTGAAACTTCAGGCTGACAGTGACCGGCTGCAGCAGATCACAGAAACCTATGAACGTGAGAAGCAGATGCAGGCGATGTATCAGCAGGCAGAAGCAGATGCTGAGGAGCTGAGGCAGGCATTCCCAAACTTTGACTTTGGGATGGAGATGGATACCAACGAGAATTTCCGCACCTTGCTTCAGAATGGTGTCGATGTCAAGAGCGCATTCTTTGCCGCACACGCAGAGGAGATTTTTGCCGGAGCAAACAATGAGGCGCAGGTGACAGCGAGACAGAATGCAGTAAGAGCGATACAGCAGAGAGCTGCAAGGCCGATGGAAAGTGCGATAAATCATTCTCCGGCTATTGAGCGCAGATCTGATCCTTCCACATTAACCAATGAGGACATGGACGAGATCAACAGAATTGTCGAACAGGGCGGCACAGTTTCGTTCTGATGACGCAGAATCTTCTCCATGTCGAGCATAGATGAAAGGAGAAGAGAGATGAGAAACAAACTTAACTTTTATCGTTTCAACAACGCACCACAGTATGACTACACTCCGCTGCGTCCTAACTGGACCGGACAGGCTGCAGGAGTAGATCCGTATACAGCAAGCAACTGGGCAACCAATACCGGAAACGATCTGTCCGCAGAGATGAAGACCTTCTATGACAAGAATCTCATCCACCTGGCAGAGCCGAAGATGGTACATGACCAGTTTGGTCAGAAGCGTCCGATCCCTGGCGGAAACGGAAAGACCATTGAATTCAGAAAGTACAATCCACTGCCGGCTGTACCGGCTAATCTGGAGCTGGTAGAAGGTATCACTCCGAACGGACAGACTTACGGTGTATCCGCACTGACTGCAACCATCAAGCAGTACGGCGGCTATATCACCACTTCCGATATGCTGAATCTCACTGCATATGACAACAATATGCGTGAGATCATGAAGCTTCTGGCTGCACAGGCAGGAAAGGTATCCGACACCATCACCAGAGACATTCTGGCTACCGGAACCAATGTCATGTATGCCGGCGGCAAGACCGGAAGAGCAAGCCTGGCACAGGCTGATGTCCTGACCATTGAGGATATCAAGAAGGCTGTCCGCCTGCTGAAGAGAGTGGATGCTGAGACTATCAGCGGCACCTTCGTTGCTATCGTCCATCCGGATGTGGCATACGATCTGATGCAGGACTCCGAGTGGGTAGATGCGAACCAGTACGCAGGATCCGGTGCCATCTTCAATGGTGAGATCGGAAAGATGTACGGTGTGAGATTCGTAGAGACTACTCAGGCCAAGATCGTTAAGCCTGGTGATGTTCCTATCTATTTCACGCTGGTTCTGGGTGAGAACGCATTCGGTGTTACTTCCATCAATGGTGGCGGAATCGAAACGATCGTGAAGCAGCTTGGAAGCGGCGGCACAGCAGATCCTCTGAACCAGAGAGCAACTGCCGGATGGAAGCTGAACAAGACTGCAGCGATCCTTACCGAGGAGTACATGGTAAGACTGGAATCTGCTGCATCCTTCGGAGCATCTGCTGTGGCTAACTAATTCCAGGCTCCAAGAAAGGAGCAGAGAATGGCAACTAATACAGATAAGTCCGATAAGGTCACTATCATGATCCCTTATATCGAAGGACAGGGAGAAGAGCAGACTGTCGGAGTGAATGGCAAGTTCTACAAGATCAAGAAGGGTCGCATGGTGGAAGTGCCAAGAGAGGTGGCTGAAGTGGTGATGAATTCACAGCAGCAGGCCATCGTTGCAGAAGCCAATCAGAAAAAGATGAAGATGCAGGTACAGGACCTGGGTTAAAGTCAAATGGGTGGGACTGTCACAGGTCCCACCTACTTTGTTAGAAAGGATAAAAGCATGACGATTAGAGAATTGCTTAACAAGATAAATGACGAGAAGCCGCACAGCTTTCCGGAGTCCAAGATCATTTCCTTTGTGAATGAGGTGGAACCGGAAGTGGCTGAACAGCTCAAGGCAGAGGAAGTGCCGGTGTATACGGATGATCCTGCAGAGCTTGACACGGTGCTTCTCGCCGCACAGCCATATGACCGGCTGTACATCTCATATGTGAAGGCCCAGATCGACTATGCCAATGAAGAGTATGCGTCCTATCAGCTGAATGCGGATCAGCATACTCAGGACTTCAGAGACTTTGTCGATTGGGTAGTACGCACAGGTCAGTCTTTGGCTCCTACCAAGCTGAGACTGAAGAATACATTTTAAGAGGTGATATCATGGCTAATTTAGTATCACCAGGATACAACAGATCGTCCCTGATCAGCGAGGTCCTTTCGCCGTTTGAAGAGAGGACCATTGAATTCAAGGGACTAAACCGGAAGCACTCTGTGGAAGAGGGCGAGATGTCTGACATGAAGAATCTGACATCAGACAACTATCCGCTGCTCACTCCGAGGAAACTGAGGGGAACGCATCCACTTCCGGATGGTGTGAAGAAGCCGATCTCCATCATGACCAAGTTTGACCGGATCGCCATGATCGCACAGAAGACGGATAACAGCATCGCATTCTTCTACGATGGGGCAGAGGTCCCCAGCGTGACCGGACTGACCGAGGACACGGAGATGGTGGCCATCAACACGAAGATCTGTTTCTTTCCGCAGAAGACATATCTGCAGATCGAGAGACATAGTGACTCTGTGACTATTGGTACATATGGTTCACTTGATGCGGATACCGGAGAGTTTCTGCAATTTATGACGGTCACTAATGAGGGAGTGAAATTACCGTTACCTACCGGCACGAACAAGTTCAACAAGGGTGATGCTGTAGACATCGAAGGTTCTCTGAAGATACCGATGTATATGATCATGTCATTAGGTACAAGAACCAGCGTATGCAGACAATCTGATGGAACTGGCGGAGACATCCTTCTACCAAATGGTGCTTCTTTCGTCATGATGCAGAAGGCAGGGAAGAAAGACCTGTGGTGTGTGGCGATCCATGATGAACCATTTACGTTGTATTCATATAAGCAGAATGATGGATCGTTAGAGTATAGCGAGGTCGCAACACAACACGGTGAATGGTATGTGGCGCACAACAGATGGTATAAGCCGGAACCAACACCATTGGTACCTACGATGCAGATCCTGTCAAACGCAGATCCTATCGAGGTGGCTTTGAATATGGCAAACGGTTTCCCTATAAATACATCCGTACAGGTCAAAGCCTCTGGAACAAATGAGATCACGCTGCCGAAAGAAATACTCATGAATGTGACATCCGCTACGAATGTGACAAATATGACTTTCACCGGATCGGTGAAGCGTGAGTCTCCGGATCTTAAGCATGTGGTGGAATGGAATAACCGGTTGTGGGGTGTAAATGATGAGGACAATACGGTCTATGCCTGCAAGCTGGGGGATCCTCTCAACTGGAAATTCTTCCAGGGGACATCGCTGGACTCCTACTATGCACAGCAAGGAACCGATGGTAACTGGACCGGATGTGCCAGATACTCAGCACACCTTATCTTCTTTAAGCAGAACAGCATGACGAAGATCTATGGTACATCACCATCATCCTTCCAGGTGAACAATACCATCTGCTATGGAGTGGAAGAGGGCAGCAGCAAGTCTGTGGTAGTCCTCAACGATGTGGTCCTCTATAAGTCCACCGAGGGCATCATGGCCTATGAGGGCGGCACTCCGTACAGCATCAGCAACAAACTTAATGCTGACTTCCACAATGTAGTAGCAGGGACCGAGGGACGGAAGTACTATGCATCCATTGAGAATACGGATGGATCAAATGAGCTTCTGGTGCTGGATGTGGAACGTGCGGTATGGCACAAGGAAGATGATGTGAGATTCCGGTCCTGCTGCACACACGATGGCAGATTGTACTTTGTATCAGCGGCGAAGACGGATGCCTTTGATGCGGATAAGATCTACATCATCAATCCGGAGACAGCCACAGAGACGAAGAAGCAGCGTGAATGGATGGCCGTGTTCGGGGATTTTGACGAGAACGTGGAAGGGAAGAAGATCTTCAGCAAGATCTCCATCCGCTTCATCGTTCATCCTGGCACGGTGGTGACCATTTATATCCGTATGGACGATGGCGGCTGGGAGCGGATCAAGCAGTTTGGTTTCACAAAGACCGGCGGCGAGACGATCCCGATCGTGCCGAGACGGTGCGACCGATTCGCCATCAGGATCGTAGGCAAAGGTGACTGCGAGATCAAGTCCCTCACCAGAAGATACCGGAGAGGAAGTGAGAAGTAATGGTTATAGACTATGCCAAAGGCTACGATGTTACTCCGGAAGATATGATCAAGTCTCTGAGAGACAATGTCCAGCTTGCCTTGGATGAGCAACAGATGCAGATCAAAAGACAGACTGTGGAGCTTCTGGATTCCGTAGGACTCCATGTGTCGGAGGCGATGGCCAGCATATCGGATCTGGAATACCAGACGGACTACGATTCGGATGAACTGGGTGACACGCTGAGAGCATCACAGAATGACATCGTAGATCTGTGGAAGGCTATACTCACTGAGTTTGAGATCGATGTAGAGGCACTGAATCTGGACAGCCTTGACTTCAAGGACAAGGTAAAGGCGATCAAGACCGCATTCATACCTAAACTGAAAGCGGTCCTGAAGGATGTAAAGGATCTGAAGGAAAACTACACTGCGCTTGAGGCGAGAGTCTCCGCACTTGAGGAATAGAGGTGAAGAACATGAATATGAAGAATGAAACTTATGATAAGCTGAAAATCCTTGTTACTATCGTTATCCCTGCTTTCATTACCTTCTGGACTGCCATTAGTGGCATCTGGGGTATTCCGTTTGTGGAGCAGATCACTGGTACACTGGCTGCTATTGCAGCATTTATCGGTGCGCTTCTTAAGATCAGTACTGCTCGGTACAACATGAAAGAAGAAACTGACATGATGGGAAGGGGTGAGGAAGATGGCCTACAAGCTGACGAAGAAAAAGACTCCTAACTGTGATAAGCGAATGCACAAACCCACAGAGATCGTGATCCATCACTGGGGACCGAAGGGACAGAAGTTTAATAGTGTGGTGAATTGGCTGTGCAATGTAAAGTCCGGTGTGTCTGCGCATTATGTGGTGCAGTCAGGGAAAGTGTGTCAACTTGCGGATCCATCAGAAAAGATAACCTGGCATGCCGGCAACTGGTCGCACAATAAGATCTCGATCGGGATCGAGTGCAGGCCAGAACATACTAAAGGTGATCAGGCTACCCTTGCGGAGCTGATAGCGTACCTGTGGTCGGTGTATGGGATCCTGCCGATAAAGGAGCATCGGCAGATCGTGGCCACAGCATGCCCTGGCGAATATAAGGCATCGGAAGTGTACGATGATGCTATGGACATTTATAAGCATGGATCCATTGTACTTCCGCAGAAGGGATATTTCACCACAGGTGACGAAGGGCATGGTGTAAAGATGCTGCAGAAATTCCTCAACAAGCATCTGAAGACGAAGCTTGTGGTCGATGGTGAGTATGGGCCGAAGACAGCAAAGGCGGTCAAGAAGTTCCAGAAGAAGTACAAACTCACTGTGGATGGCGAGTGGGGAACAGAATGCCAGCGTCAGTACAGATGTCTAACATAGAAAGCGAGGTGATATGAATGAGTAATGAGATTACAGCATATTTCAAAGGCACATCCGGAGTAGCAGAATCCGTCTATCAGTATGACTATGGAATGATTCTGGTCATCGATGGGCTTGATCTTACGAGTGCTTTTGAGGTTCACTTTGAGCATACTGGTGCAGTGCCGGCTGTCACCGAGATCGGTGAAGATAACATGGTTGCGATCCCTAACGAATGTCTTGCATTGCCTGGAAAAGTAACAGCATACATCTATGAGCATACTGGATCCCATGACGGTGAAACCGCTTATGTTGTGAGGTTCCATGTAATGCATAGAGCAAGACCAGAGTATGTTGAGACTACACCGGCGCAAGATTCTGTAATATCAAAAGCGATTGCAGCGCTTTCCAATTTTGAAAACAAAGTCAATGCCAGAGTGGATAACAAACTTCGATACAAAGTTAATATTCCGCTGGATGAATTTAATCAGATCAGTAACGGCAAAGCAGGTCAACTTCTCCGCACTAAAGGCAACGGCGCAACAGAATGGGTCGATGAAGGACTGCCAACGGATGAACAGACAGCAAGTGCGGTATTTGCATGGCTTGACGAGCATCCAGAGGCTACTACTACCGTGCAAGACAATAGCTTGACGTATAAGAAGATGGTTCTTGGCACATTGGGATATGTCATTCCTCAAATGTTTGGAGCTGCTGGTGATGGCATAACAGATGATACAGAAGCAATTCAGGCGGCGGTAGACACCGGATTCAATGTGTATTTTCCAAAAGGATCATACTTGTGTTCAACAATAACAATAAACAATAGCCATAAAATAATAGACGGTGGTGGCTCCGATATTAATTTCGGAGAGTCAACTGGCTTCGTAATACCGATCACAGTGCATGATATTGAAATTCGTAATTTTAATTCCGTTTGTGAATTTGAAAAGGGTTCAAGCAAAACAACAAATGCACATATTTCGGTTTATGGACAAGGCAATGCTGAATATTATGCATATAATATCATCATTAGAAATTGTAATTTTGTTGGCGGTGTAATGGGAGTTTCCGCATCAAGTGCAAAGAATGTCACTATTATTGGATGCACTTTTGACGGATTTGTATATAAGCCAGAAGACTATGCAGGTGGGTATGGAATACTATTGCAGTCATGCATAGATGTTGCTATTTATGGATGCAGGTTCTCTCTCGGTAAATATGGTCGCCATGATATATATATTTCAGTGGATCGGAGAAAAACAGAAAATAAACGATGTAAAAACATTGTGATTGATGCGTGTTCGTTTGACCATTCAGATCTTGAATTAGACGGAAATTTGCATTATTATTCCGGAACAACAACACCGATCAACGTAAGAACAAGCACCGCTGTTTCTATTTGCAATTGTTATTATTACTCAACAGTTGGAATGGTCACATTTTACGCAGAGGATGGGGATATTGATGGTGCTTTTGTTTCAAAGTGTGTAATTGATTCACCAGTATTTAACAATGGTTCTAACGAATTAAAATATGTTATTAATTTCCCCGCAACTAATTATTATGTATGTGCGGTCATTGATGGTGTAAAAGTATTCAATGAACCGAATGATTACCAGTCTTTCGCTTATCTTAATAAGTGTAATGTTAAGGTTATCAACTGTGATATAGGAGCAACAAGGATATTGTGTGGAAACGGTGTCACGATTCAGATAGACAATGTATCAACTAAAATCACTTATTATTTCATCAGATTCAACGGCACCGAACAGACTAAAGGATACTGCAGAAATGTTACATATTTAGTGGCTTTAATAGGGGAAAAATACTTTTATAACACAGGCGCAAGTGTATCTGACGGTTTTTTTGTGCATGATTATTCCGAAAAAGCCTATATAAATAATACTTATTGTTATCGACACACAGAACTTGCAAGGTATGGTGATTTGGTACAGTGTAATATTGGAATTCTGAAGGATCTGCCGAAAAGAACAGTGGTGACACTTTTCACACTTGACAAAGAATATTGGCCAAGGAAAGAAGTTGTATTTACTCTCATCACAAGAGATAACCTCAAGGATATAGTGCAGGGATGGATAAAGACCAACGGTGAAGTGTTAGTGTATAATCTGTCTGATACAATAAGCGGAAACTTAAACGTGAATGAAACTGTTTCCTATATCGGAGCGAATTGATTGTATGTGGGTCGAGCCAGTAACCACCTGGTAGTATACTGATACCACAAAATAAGAGAGTGGTGATGCTTATGATTGAAATAAATGGTGTTGAAATAACATACGATAAAGTGATGGCTGTCTTGGCTTTGTTTACGGCAACATGCGTGGCTGTTGGCTGGGTCCTCAAGATCATCAAAGGCTTGCGAAAGCCATCTGAGGATACGAAGGCAAAGCTTGAGGTTGTCGAGGATCGTCTGGATAATGACAACAAGAGGCTCAAGGAGTTGGAGAATCAATCAAAATATATCTCCAATGCGATAGGTGTGCTGATGCGATGCGACCTGGTGCTTCTTAGTCATCTACGGACGAATAACAATACCGGCAAGATGGCCGAGATGGAACAGGAGATCACTGACTTTCTGGTGAATAGGTAAGGAGATAGACATGGATAACAACACGAATGTACCGTATATCGTGTATGAGAGCGAATGTGCAAGGCATGAGCGGACTGTCAAGAGACTGCTGGTGGCTCTGATCCTCACCATAGTCTTCATGGTAGGTACCAACATGGCTTGGTTGTATGTATGGAACCAGTATGACTTTTCGACTGAGGAATATACTATTGAGAGCGATGAAGGAAGCAATGCAAATTATTTGAGATCAGGAAATAATGGGGTGATCAATAATGGCATCAAGGATAGTGGTGAAACGGAAAACGATAACTAAAAAGAACCGGTCCAAGAGCAAGGGTACTGCTCGCCGTAAGAAAGTCACTGTCAGAAGCAGGGGCAAAGGATCGTCCGCTAACTTTGTAGAAGTAGGGAAACGGAAACGATGAGAGATTATTCCAGTGATGAACTGATCGCCGGCATCGACAAGTGGATCACCGGCAAGAATGCCGAGCGGAACCGCATGATCCTCAAGATGCGCCTGGTGCATGGCTATACCTATGAGCAGATATCCGAATGTCTGCACAACAATGAAGAGCTTCCGGATCGGTATAAACTTTCTGTCCGTCAGATCAGTCGGATCATCAGTAATGAGACGCTGAAACTATTCAAACACATATAGGAAATGTCCTGCAAATGTCCGGTTTACGGCATTGAACTGGCACTCTGACTACATGGTCAGGGTGCTTTTTTATTGCCAAAATTAAGGTGAAAGGAAGGTGATCGGCAATGTCATGGATCGAATTCAACAATAATCCGGTCGGACGCAAGGTGGGTGACTGTTCTGTCCGTGCGATATCCAAGGCCCTCGGCATGGAGTGGGAAGGAGCCTATGTCGCACTGGTCATAAACGGACTGTCTATGGGTGATATGCCATCCTCTGACAGTGTGTGGGGAGCCACTCTCCGGCAGAACGGATTCAAGCGGAAGGCATTGCCGGACACATGTTCTGATTGCTATACGGCTGCGGACTTCTGCGAGGACCATCCCAGAGGAGTCTTTGTGCTGGGGTTTGGCGGCCATGTAGCAACGGTGGTGGATGGGGATCTCTATGACTCATGGGACTCATCCAATGAGATACCACAGTTTTACTGGTACAAAGGGAAGGAGTAGACAATGGCATATAACAACTATTTTCCTGCCGGCTATCAGCCGATGCAGATGTATCAGCCTCAGCAGATGGCACAGCAGATGGTAGGGGCACAGATGTCCCAACCACAGCCACAGCAAACAAATAACAAGATCTATGTCCAGGGAGACACAGGAGCAAAGTCATACCTTGTTGCTCCTGGATCAGTAGTAACTCTTTGGGATTCAGAGAGTCCGGTATTCTACGAAAAAAGCGCAGATTACTCCGGAGTGCCTCACATAAGAAAAGCTGTGTACAGATACGAGGACGAGCCTTCGCCACAGGGCAAGCCAGTTTCGCCTGAGAGCGAGTTTGCCACAAAGGATGATGTCTCGCTTCTTAAAGAGGAAATCGAGGCTCTAAAAGCCAAACTGGAGCCAGTGAAAGGAAGTGCGAAGAAATGAATATGAACATAAATCCGATGCAGTTTATACAGCAGTTAACACAGCTGAAGAGTCAGGGCGGTGATCCGAATCAGATGATACAGCAACTGATGAACTCCGGAAAGGTCACGCAGTCCATGTATGATGCTGCAGTGAGACAGGCACAGCAGATGCAGCGCATGCCACAGTTTATGCAGATGTTTACACCTGGCGGCCGAAGGTGAAGACATAGAAAAAAATAAGCGAAATTTTAAATGGTACCTGCTTTTTTGGGGACCCATTTAAAAGAAAGGAGACTATTATGGCTTTTACTGACGAAAGTGGAAACGGCATGGTAATGCCAGTATCCCCGATGTACGGCGGAAACGGAATGAATGGATTCGGTGGTGACTGGGCATGGATCATCCTGCTGCTGCTCCTGGGATGGGGCAACAACGGATGGGGCGGCGGTGGCTTCGATGGCGGAGCCGGCGGTCTGTATCCTTGGATGAACCAGGCAGAGATCACTTCTGACGGATTCCGTGACCAGATGATGAACACCAACATTACTTCCATCCGTGATGGAATCGGTGACATCAGCACTCAGCTGTGCAATGGCTTTGCCGGAGTGAATGCCGGTGTAGCAAATGGATTTGCACAGGCAGAGATCGCTGCGAACGGCAGACAGATGGCTGACATGAATCAGAGATTCGCTCTGCAGTCTCAGCTGGCAGATTGCTGCTGCGAGAACAGACTGGCCTCTGCGGATCTGAAGTACACCATCGCAACCGAGAACTGTGCGGATCGCTATGAAGCTGCACAGAACACCAGAGACATCATCGATTCTCAGACCAGAGGAACTCAGGCTATCCTGGACAAACTCTGCGCACTGGAACTGGATGGAGTCAAGGCTCAGCTGGCACAGGCAGAGCGTGACAATCTGGGACTGCAGAATCAGCTGAACATGGCTGCCATGCAGAATGGAATGAACAATGAGGTTGATGCTCTGTACAACAGACTGAAGAACTGTCCTGTTCCTTCCATGCCGGTCTATGGCACTACTCCGATCTTTACCTGCAATGGCAATAGTCCTGCAGGATGCGGATGCGGATGCGGATGCGGAAGCTTCTAAGGTGGTGACGATATATGGCAGAGTTTACTTATAATCCAATACAGCTGGTGAATCCGAACCAGCCGGTGATCCTGAACAACTCGATCCCATGTCCGAAAGGGTATGTGGTCCACAGGAATGAAAGCGGAGTTGTAACTCTCAGAGGTATCGTCAACAACACCTGCGGATGCTTTGCACGTTATCAGGTTACCTTTAACGGTAACATCGCAGTACCGGAAGGCGGAACGGCAGGTCCCATCAGTGTCGCTCTTGCGGTGGATGGTGAACCTGTTCTGACTTCCAGAGCCATCGTGACTCCGGCAGCGGCTGATGAATATTTCAATGTCACCAGTACTGCCATCATCACGGTGCCGAAGGGATGCTGCTTCAATGTATCTGTGGAGAACACTTCCGAGAGTGCTACTCCGGCCACAGTACCGGCTCCGCAGATCAACGTGCAGAACGCAAACCTGACGATCACAAGAATCGCTTGAGGAAGGGGGAAGAGTAATGCATGATCTTTATAAACTGAAGGAAGACCTTGTCAAGGAACTTGGAGAACTTGGCAAGCAGGGTGTCACCAAAAGCTCCCTGGAATCCATCGACAAACTCGCTCATGCTGCGAAGAACGTGGGCAAGATCATCGAGCGCTGCGAGGAAGAGCAGTACAGCGGTGCTATGGGTGGATACTCCAGAAGAGGCGGATATTCCAGAGGGATGTCCTATGGTGATGTTGGATCCTATGGAATGGATCCTGCGGAAGACTTTGTCAGACCGGATGGATCCTACCGAGACGGTGGCATGTCCTATGCCAGAGGACGGAGAAATGCTCCCAGAGATGCAATGGGAAGATACTCCGGAGCCGAGGGCAGTGTGGACGAAAAGACCAAAGAAGAGCTGAGAAAACTCATCGAGCAGATGTAACAGCAATAGAGTGGGCAGGCTTAGGCTTGCCTGCTCTTTTTATATGGGACGAAAATGGCGGCCTGAAACACTACACTGTAGGTAAATTCTACAGAAAGGAGTACGAAGATGGCGAAGAAAAAGAAGTATAACCCGATGGCCTATGTTAAAACGGCCAAGCCTTCCCGATTCCGGTCGGGCCTTGAGAACAAGATCACAAGCGCAAGGAACCAGATCATGAATTTCAAGTATGATCCCATGCAGGATGCATCTTACCAGGCACTGGCTCAGATCTATGGGGCAAGAGGTGAGCAGGCGGCACAGGACACTTTGGGTGATGCGGCTTCTCTTAACGGCGGTTATGGTACATCTTATGCGGTATCAGCAGCACAGCAGGCACGGAACCAGTACAACCAAGAGCTGGCGGCACTCGTTCCGGATCTGGAGCAGAATGCCTATAACAGAATGCAGACCAACTACAGTCTGCTTGCGGACCGAGAGAATGATCTGTACAGCAGATACCGTGACCTCATGGCTGACTATCAGTGGGGCAAAGGCTTCAATGCTGATGCTTATCAGTTTAAGAAGAACTATGGCCTGTCTGCCAGAGAGACGAAGCTTGCGGAAGACCAATTCAAATGGCAAAAAAAAAAGAGTAGTGGTTCCGGCGGCGGTGGCGGCGGCGGTGGTCGCAGAAGATCCGGCGGTGGTGGCTACTCAGGCGGATACTCCGGCGGCGGTGGTGGAGCTGGCGCAGGTGGCTTAGATTACGATCAGATCTATACCAATGCGGAAAAAGCCGGCAAGACTCCAACAAAGTCAAAGGATAATGATCCCTACATCAAGAAGAAGACCAAGGGCGGAGCCAAAGCCGTTACCGCATTCTCCAAGAGCCTTGGGAAGAAGTTTAAAAGCAAATGATCACTACAAGGTGCGAGGGCATACGCTTAAGCAGTAGGGGGTAAACATGTCAAAAAGAACAGCAGAAGAAGAACGGAAACGAAGAAGCCAGGCGATGGCGCAGCATAAGCCTTCGGCCCATAAGAAGCAGGAGCCGAAGCAGACACAGACAGTGTCAAAGCCAAAGCAGACCAGCAGGCCTGTGCAAACTCAGTCTCCGGTAAGACAGGCGCAGACGAGACAGCCAAACTATGGGAGCAGAGGCGGAAGATCATCTGCGCCAAGATCCGAACAGCAGTCTCATAAGCAATTCAGCGGCAGCAGATCCATCGTCCATACGCAGACAAGATCTGAGCCGCAGGCTAACACCAGGACGGATCATGGCAGAGTGGTCCAGACATTTGGTCAGAGGCCAACTGCAGGACAGCAGAGAGCGCAGCAGCAGTCTCATAAGAGATTTACTGACAGAAGGGAACAGAGCGAAGTCGCACGGAATGTCGGAAGAGCGGCCAAGAAGGGCCTGCAGGATGCGGCATCCGGATGGAAGCAGACAATCCGAGAACTTCCGGAGATGGCTGGTGTATCATCCACAGATAAGAGCAGCCTGAAGGTCCAGGCGATGCGTATGGGCAAGGATCCTAATGATGAGAAGACCCTTGCCCATTTGGAGTCTATTCGGAAGAATGAGGCTGAGGAGAACCGTAAGGCAAGACAGAAGAGCTTTGAAGAACAGCAGGAGCGGCAGAGAGTTTTTGATGAGCAGACCAAGGATGCTTCTGGGTTTGAGAAGGCTCTTTATGGTGCTACGGAATCCGGTGTGGGCATGCTCACTGATCTTGCTGTGGGAGCGGCGGCTGGAGCCGTGACCGGCGGATCAGGAAGTTTGGCTGCGCTGGGTGCTATGGGTGCGAGAACTTATGGCCAGACAAGAGGACAGGCCGAGGCAGAGGGTGCTACGGATGAAGAAGACAGAAGGAATGCACTCCTGCAGGCGGCAAAGGAAATGGGAACAGAGCGGATCTTTGCCGGTGTCGGTCTTGCGAAAGGCTTTGCCGGAAAGGGTACGCTGTCTCTCGCTGACAGAGCGGCGGCGAAACTGACGAACAAACTGACCGGAAAGGCAGGGGATATCGTGAGTGCCGGTGCCAGACTTGCCGGCGGAGTGGCAGAAGAGAATGCCGAAGAGCTTGCAGGATGGGCGGCAGATCCTCTCATCTCTGAAGCAGCATATCAGAAGAATGTTCGTCAGAGAAGACAGAAGCAGGTAAAGAACCAGCTAAAAGAAGAGAGCGATGCTCTGAGAGCGCAGATCACGGATGAGAACACGGCGAGATCCATCGCCACCTATCTGGGATCCAATGACTTCCTTGAGCAGAATAAGAAGGAATACATCGGCGCAGGCCTCTCTGAGAAGAGAGCCACAGCGATGGCCGAGAAGATGCGTGACTATCTCACTGCCAGTCTCACCGGAGATACTGATGAGATGGAACGGTTGGAGAAGGAGATGTCCACAGCCATCGCAGGAAAAGGTCTGTCAAAGTCTTCGTGGGACTTTGGTGAACTGGCTGAAACGGTGGGTGCTACTACGGTGCTTACTGCGTCCACAGGTATGGCCGGCACGGTCAGATCCGCAGCACAGGGTGCGCAGATCAAGGAGAGTCTGGGGGACAAAGGCATCAAGGCTCTGACTCGCACTGCGGTGGACTTTGAGGATGAGGAACTGTCCGAGAAGGCTCAGATCATATCCGAGAGAGTCGAAGCCGGAAAAGGCATCACGGACACGCAGGCCTTTGAGCTTAAGCAGGGAATGGAGCGGCAGATCCAGAAGGACGCACGGAGAATCGATGCATCGAGGAACACGGCGCAGAGAGAGATCGAGGCCAAGGAGTTTATCACTCCGTACACGGAGAATGAGGATGGATCTCTGAACCTTGGCGAAGTCACAAGCCGTGCGCTTAGCGTGGATACCAAGGCGGCACAGACTGCCATCAGAGCCATCAATAATGAGAACAAAGGCGATACCAGGTATCACCTTGAGGCGAGTCAGGTGCAGAGTGGTGCGAGTGCTATAGCAGCATTCCAGTCCGGCATCATGACCATAGACGATGCCAATGCCTTCACCTACTCCAACAAAGTAGTCCGGCAGGCTTTTGAAGAATCGACAGGAATTGACCTGGACAAATATGTTGTGAGGAAGAGAAATGGTGAGGTTGATATTCCGGCTACAAATACTAAAACTAAAGATGCGCTGTTTGTTATTGCTTCGGAGAATCTTGTTAAAGCTGCTGAGGCAGAAACAGAAAACTGGATGAACTATCGGAAGGGCGAAGTAGTATCCGGTATCTCCGCACGGATGGGCGGAAAAGGTACTGCGGTGCTGCAGCAGGTCCTTGGCGATGTGGATGAGCGGAACAGATCCGAGTATGAGCTGAATGCCATCGCCGGTGACTATATGTACCAGAGAGGACGGAACATGGGTACGGATTGGGAGCATGTGTCGGAAGCGGCACAGCGGATGTATCCGGATGTTCCTGTGTCCAAACTTGAGGATATGTATCGTGCCGGACTTGAGGACCGTGCGCTGGCAGAGGACACCATGCGGAACCGTGCGGTGGTCATTGGCGAGAGCATGGCCGAGATGGGTGAGCAGGAGACAGCCACGGGTGATTTGATCATAGAAACCAATGAGGATCTGTCCGGCTCTGTGATCCAGACATTCACAGAGATAGCTCAGAACCTTGGAGCGGACATCCACCTGGTGGACTACATCAAAAACGTGGACGGTGATGCCATCGAGGGAGCCAATGGTGCCTATGATCCGAAGACCAACACCTTCTATCTCAATGTCGCAACCGGTATCGAGAAGAACGTGGGGTATATCTTCATGCATGAGGCTACGCATTACCTGAAGACTCATGCGCCGGAGCAGTACCAGAAACTTGAGAATCTCGTCCGTGAGAAGTGGTTCTCTATGGATCCAGAGCAGATGCAGAGTGCCATCGCAAGAAAAATTGAGGCATACCGCAAAGCCACAAAGGGCAAGCAGGTACTGACAGAAGAACAGGCACTTGAGGAGATCATCGCAGATGCTGCACATGAATTTATTACTGATCCGCATTTCGCAGAGCAGGTGGCAGAGGATGATCCTACACTGGCCAAGGCTATCATCAACAGCATCAGAGAAGTCCTGCGCAAACTCCGCAGGATCTTTGCGTCCGGAAACGTGACCGATGAGACGCACATGAACAGTCTCTTCTCTGAGCTGGACATCCTCACAGAGGCAGAGGCCCTGTGGCTGGATGCTTATAAGACTGCGGTGAGAAACAAAGCGAGTGCCGATATCGATGCATGGCAGGATGAGGTGAATGGAAACACAACTACAGAAGCAGCAGGAACGGAGAACCAGTATTCCTTTGGCGAGATGCCGGACATTGATGAGCTGGATCAGACGAACAGCATCGTTGAGGACAATGGTGAACCTGTTGCGGAATTCCAGGAAGATGGCTCTGTCCGTTTCTCTGTATCTTCCTATGAGGCGAAGGGCAGAAAAATCTATAAGGACTATTTGAAGCGGATGGTCAAGAAGGGCGAACTGTCACAGGAAGAGGCCGATGACATGGCCAGAGAACTGGAGACGATCTACAAGGTGAGCAAGGAGTTTGCTGATACCGGAAAGTTTGCTCCTTTCACTGCATGGTCCAATGCGGATGTGATCTACGATGACAAAGGCAAACCAGTATTCTCAGCCATCAAAAAGAATTCCGAATACAAGATGAACATTGACTTCTCTACTATCTGCAAGAAGAGAAGAACACTTGATGCGGTATTCAGAGAGATGATCAACCGAGGCATGTTTGAGAAGCTCGACCTGAATAAGGATGAGAGTGCGGCGATGGTAGTCAACATCAATGATCTTATCCGGCAGCATAACTTTGAGGCGGCCTGTGCGCTGTGCTTTGTTGAAGCAAGAAGATACCGGCAGCAGCAGACAGCCACAGCATTCGCAGAGATGTGGAATGGCCTTGTGGAATCCATGTATCCGGACAAGAGTAAGATCGCATCCTTCAACTTTGGCGAGGACAGTACTGTCGAGGATGTTCCGGATGGCATCCATACCATGAACACCAAGGACCTTGATCTGACTCATGTTAAGGAAGTTGCAAAGGCTAAGAAAGAAGATGGCACACTGATGCAGACTGCGGAAGCCAAGGCCGCAAGGCTTATCCTCAAGGATCCTTCACAGCGGAAACTGATGCGTGTGGGAGATATGATGGCATCCACAGGATTCGAGAACATGCAGATCCACAACCCTCAGCTCATGAAGATCTATAACTCCAAGAAGGGAACCGGCGGAGCAAAGTCATCATTTGGTGATGTCCAGTATCTGAATGAGATCATCCGCTCCAGGACATTCAACAGAAAGAGTGCCTATGCGGTGAGCGGTGTGCGGATCCAGTCCTTCTCTGACTATGTGCCGAGAATGGTATTTGACTATGTTCAGGTAATCGCTGACCTTGCGGCGAAGCACCTTCCTGCTCATGCGTACACAAAGGAAGTACTGTTCGCTCTTCAGTTTGGTCTGACCGGAGCGAAGATCAATCTGTCTCTGGTTCCGGATGTGGTGGCCGACAGTGAGATCCCTGGTCTTGATAAGGACGGAAACTATGTCTGGAATGAAGAAGGTACTTTCCCCTATGAAGAGGCAATGAAACTTCAGCAGGCGGAAGGCTACAAGGATAACTGCGGCACCATTGCTGTAGGTATCTCCGATGAGCAGATCCGCAAGATGCTGGCTGATCCTACGATCCAGATGGTCATTCCTTATCACAAGTCATCGCTGAATCCAATCGTGGCGGCCATGACCAACGTGGACAGATTTAAAGACTATACTGATTTCCAGAACACGAAGGATGCGGAAGGCAAGACTGTTAAAAAGGACTTTGACTGGGATAATAAACTGTTTGAGCTGTCCCATGATAAGGACGGAAACATGTTGCCGAAAGAGCAGTGGGGAAACGTGCAGGATCTGGTTAAGGAGTATGCAGACTGGTGTAAGGAACGTAACTACACACCTAAATTCTCTCAATTCCTTTACATGGAAGATGGCTCTATCAATCCTGGCTATTACAAGATGCTTGAAGACTTTGCGCTTCTCGACAATGACGGAAACTTCAAACCACAGGGTGATGTGCAGATGAGATTCCCGACAGAATCGGATGCATTTGGAAGCATGAAGGATCTGATCGAGCAGGGCCTCAGTGAGGATACCGCACTGGAAGAGCAGAGAGCCAGTGAGATCAGCGGTATTGTGGATGAGATCGAAGACATGTTCGATCGTGGTACTCTGACAGATCAGAGCGCAGCATCCGAAAGACTGTCTGCAAGACTTTCTGTATCAGAAAATGACTCCGATGGAAATATCCTCACAGACGGTCAGATGGAATACTTCAAGAACAGCCAGGCGAGAGATCGTGATGGTAAGCTGGCGGTGGTATATCATACTACGAAGGAAGGCGGCTTTACCGTTTTCGATCCTTACAAATCTGATGATGCAAGAAGCTTGTTCTTCACAAATGACAGAGATATGAGCGCAAGCTATTCCAGGCAGGATGGAATGAGAACTGTAGATATAAATCCATATGATCCAAGTCAAAACAAACGAACAACGGATGATATCTCTGAGCTGCCAGAATTGGACGATATAACTGACGATGAATATGCCGAAAGGCTTTCAAACATCATTGTATGGCCGAGCAGATTTGCAGCGACACATGGCAAAGGTGATCCGATTGCTCAAGGCGATAGTTTGGTCGAAGTAGCCAAAAGCGTGGCAAGACATCTTGAAGCAGATGGATATGATTTGTATGATGACTTCGATGTAGATCCTGATGATTTATATGAATATAATAGCTTCGGATCAGCATGGGTTTTGTTTAGTGAGTTAGGTACGAATACTAACTTGAGTTATACTATGGATTATATTGAAGCAATAGGAACGTATTCCTGCTACTTAAACCTTGAGAATCCATTGATCATCGAAGGAAAAGGGCAAGACTGGAACAACATTGTAGATGGTGGCTCTGCTATTCACAATAGTGCGATGGTCGAGATCACACAAGCGGATTTTTATGAGGGCATGGCGAACACCAGAGACAAGTTGTATGAAATCGGTTCTGCTCCAGATAACGGAGATGAGTACAGACAAAAAGTAAAAGAAATGAGGGATAATGGTTATATCGAATTAGGCTGGAAGAATTCTTATATCTACGATACAAATAAAGTCTTGGTTCCTGATAATGAGGAGTCAATTGCTAAAGTAGTCAATGAATCATTTGGCTTTGATGCAGACGACGAATTTGGATATGATGTTGCCTCTGAATTGATGGATACCGCTACCAAACTGTACTCCGCAGACCTTCGTGAAATAATTGGAGAATACGGATATGACACCAGAGAATGGGCAGAATATGCTGATGATGAAGGATATGACGGAGTCATCTTCAGAGACATTGTTGACTATGGCGATGAAGGATATGGAGAAGATCCTCATGATGTCTACGTTGCTTTCAATTCCGAGCAGGTTAAGGACATACGCAATGAGAATCCTACCGAGAACCCAGACATCCGCTACAGTATGACTCCGGAAGATGAAGCGATGGAATGGCTGTCCACACAGTTTGACCTGGACGATGTTCCTCTTGATGATCCTGCTGCTGAAGAGGGCAGGATCCGCATGGCGAAAACCAAAAAGGAATACCTTCAGAGTATCAAACGGACATGGAATGACAGATGGCTGACCGAGGGAAAAATCCTCAAGGAATCGTCCGTCAAGAAGGATATCCGTCAGCTGGTCATGGGGGTGACGGCTAACTCCGT